CAGCTGCTCCTTGTTCACCGTCGTTTATAGCTATAGTACCGGCTGAAGTTGTAATGTCAACATCAACTTCTCTAGTACCATTGAAGAAGGCTAATACCTTGTTCTTAGCTTTGTTTGTTATCTGTAGAGTCACAGAAATAACAAGGTCATTGTTTGCTTCATTTACTGTGGGTTGAAGCGCTGGCTCATTTCCAGCCTCTCCAGTCATGGCCGGGAGGATGACGAGGTCAACGTCACCCCCGGCAGCATCCTCTATCCCCTTTAAGTGGTCGTAAAACTCGTTCGGGGTATAAGTAAACCTCTTTAAATAATCAAGGTATCTCATCTCATCACCCCTTAAGCCCCTGCGTCAGCAGAATAAGCAGTTACGAGTCTGTGCTTAAACTGGACGATACGGACATTCTTGCTCTCGTAAACACGTAGCCAGTTTCTGTAGTCAGCCAGCTCAGTATTGCTGGGAGAAGATCCAGAAACCTGATCATCCTGGAACGCTACGCCCCTCGGGTGCAAGATAAAATGTCTCCTGTGTACCAGTATATCGTCGCCGGCGAGGATATCTCTGCCCGTCTCAGTGGGAACAGGAGCTGCACCTTCACCCCAACCGAAAGCGCCCTCACCGAATATATATGTGGTATAGGTTCCACCTGACTTCGGCAGACTGTCATCAACAACAACACGCTTTCCGAGGAAGTAAGGTACTTCCGGATCACCTTCGGAAGGCTTGATGTACTCAATTAAGTTGTCTTTAGCGAGTTTGGCAACGGTTGCAGAGTGCATTGCGAAACCGGTCAGTTTATTTGCGCTGTCGCCCAATTTGTAGATAGCATCAACCGCTGTTGCTGCGCTGATTACATCGGCGTCTGCTACTGCCGTTTGGCTCGTAATGTCATGAATGTTGTCATCCATTTCGGTTGCAGAGTTTCCAAAAATTCCGCTCAGAGTCTTAATCAAAATGGCATTGAACCTTCTTGCCCAATAACCAGCCACCAAGTCACCGATTGCCGCCATAGGGTCGTCGCCCGACAATGCTTTTGCAAGGTCGTTTACAGACCATGCTTTACCTCTCATCAGGAGGGCAGCGACGTCCTGTTCGGCTTCGATTTTACCGGGAGTCAATGCTGTAGTGTCGGAAAGCACTTCATCATCACCGGTCAAATCTTCCCAAAACGGCATATTGAGAAGTCTACCTCCGGACCTTGCCAAAGTATCAAGTGCCGGTGTTCTGGCAATGATTCCGCTCTGATAAAAAGCGGATAGTTCAGCAGTACGCTGAATAACATAGGGATTAAATACTTCGGGAACTATTACGTTCTCGATTAAAGTTTTGTCAGTATTTGGCATGTTCATCACCTTTCTTTAAAGTTTTAAGTTTTGATTCCCGCCTCTGCTTTCATCCGTGTTGCCTTAGCCGGGTCCTCCTTCAGGATTTTCCCCTGCAAGGTCAGATTCCAGGTTTCCTTCTTCCACGGATTCACTTCGCCGGTTCCGGCACCTGGCGGGTTTGTACCGCTCCCCACTTTGCCGGATTCTCCGAAGAGATACGGATCAGACTCTTTGATTGCCTTTAGTTGGTCATCCAGCCCAAGCAATTTATCACCGTCCAGCTTCACTTTCTCCAAATCAAGCAAGGCCTTTACTGCCTTGGCGTTCTTGGCCTTAGCTGCTGTGAGCGCCTTGTCAATGGCAAAATCAAGCTGCATTTGGGCCATTTTAGCCTGCCATTCCTCGGCAGCTTTTTGGTTCTCAGCTTGCAATTGCTCAATCTGTGCCTTTAGTTCCTCACTGTTGCCGGCAGCATTTTTGAGCTGCTCAAGCTGTTTGTCCCTCTCCTGGATGTCGGCCTCCAGCTTCTTCTTTGCCTCTGCTGCTTCGTTGTACTTGTCCTTCGGAATAAAATACTTCGGCAATTCCTTGCCGATGTCAGCGATTACACCGTCCAGTTTTCCCTCTTCGATTCCGGCCTTCTTAAGTAGTTCCTTTAACCAATCCATTATTAAAACTCCTTTCCTGTTACTTTTTATACTGGTCAGTCCCAGTTCTCAGGTCTTCACATTTATGCTCCGTGAATACCAATCCA